AAGGTGGTAGCAGAGGTAATCTGCTTGTGGATCACGCCAGTAGCCAGACCAGCAGCACCGGTAGCGGTGGGGTAGGGCTGAGAGCTGTAAGCAGCAGAAGCACCAGCGAAGTAGATTTCACCAGCACGGACACCAGCGGTGGTGGAGGTCAGGTTGGCCTGAGCAACACCTTCGCCATCGCCATTAGCGGACACGGGGCCGCTATCGTCACGGCAGAAGGAGATCACGTTGCCGGTAGCGGCGTAGACGCCAGAAGCAACGCGGCCATCACCCCAGCCAGAAGCCACGGAAACGGTGGCGCGATAAACGTAAGCAGGGATGGTGCTGCTGCCAGAGATCACCATGCCGGTGATATCGGTACGGGTGTCGTCGTTCCGATAGGGGGAAGGGACGATCACGTTACCGGTTGCGGTGTTGGTGCTACCGGACTTAGAAGCCACGGGCACATAACCGCGTTGTTGGAAGTAACGATAACCAGGAACGGCCAGCACCGAAGTGGGGCCGCCCTTGGTTTTGTCGTTGCTACCGCTGTCGTTGGTATCAATGTTTTTGTACCAACCGTTCAGGGGTTCTGCCCAGTTACCTGGGTAGATTTTCTTAGCCGACAAATAAGACATTTATTTCTCCTAGATGAGTTATCTATTTATAAAGATCAGATAGAGCCGTCGTCCTCGACGAAGCTGAAGCCGGTGGTCACGAAGTCCTTGTTCAGGATCTCGAAGCCAGCGTACAGTTGCCAGATGAGGATGATGAAGCGGCTGAAGTCATCGTTGTTGTTGATCAGCACCTGAGCGTTCGGGCCGCCGATACCAACACCGATGGACTGAGGACCGAAGAAGTAACCTTGGGCGACTTCTCTGGAAGAGTAGTTGCTACCACCATCGAAGGAAGAGGTGACGTTCTTGGTCGGGAAGTTGGTGGACTCGAAGAACTTCACACCTTCAAACTGGACGCCAGTAGGCATCACAGGCTCACCAGCCAGGAAGTAGGCCTGACCAGCCTGAGGACCCATGTAGAAGCTGGAGTTGTTAGGCATCATGGGGTTGCCCATGTACATGCCTTGACCAGGATTGCCAGCGTAACGGGCGATCTCGCGGAAGTCGCTGTCACGACGCAGGTGCATCATGAAGGTGGGATCCACGATGGCGCGATACAGGCCATCAGCGTAAGTAGGAACGTTACGCTTACGGAGGTCCTTAACAACAGTCAGCAGGTCAGTCTTGACAGAGAACTGCTGGGTCTGGGTGCCGTACTCAGCGGCGGTGTAGGAAACGCGACCGGAGGAATCCTTGGTCTTGCCACCAGCGAAGTAGTAACCACCCTGAGAAGTAGAGGCGGCACCGTTTGCTTCAGCTTTGGACAGTTCGTCAATAAAGACGCGGTCACGCCAACGGCGATAGTCGTCGAGCAGGGTCAGAGAACCGATGCTCTGGTGGAACATGTTCAGGTTGCCGGAATCCAGCAGGAGACGCTGAGCGGTCACCAGGGTTTCACGAGCAATCTTGAAGGTGCTGGGCTGGGTTGCATCACCCGGGTCCGCAGGACCGGTGTACTCCTTAAGCACAACAAGCACCTTCTCCTTGGTGATGTTGCGGCTGTTGGCGGTGCCAATGGTCTGGTCAGCAATGCGCTCACGGCTGTCCTTGGTACCAGGAGTACCCCAGAACTTGTAGCGGTCTAACTGAACGGTCTGACCGGGCTGACGGGTGAAATCGTGGACGACCACGGGCTCAACCGCCATTTCCGCGATGTAAGCAGGGTGGGGGCGATACAGCTCCGCACCAAGAATCTTTGGAAAGTCGTTATCAATGAACACTTTAGTTTATCCTCCAGTGTCGCAGGGAATGTTTAGCGGATGAAAGATTCAGACATATTGATATGTCTTATCTAACACAAATTTTAGCAGCCGATAATTTAAGAAAATTACCGGCTAACTATCACTCCATTACAAACAGTTTGTTTGCAACAGTTTGAGGCTGAGCCTGGTTCAGAGTCCGCCAGGCGTTCTGGGGATCACGTGCCATTTGCTCGCTGAAAGAACCCCAGAAGTTTTCGGGGGCTTGGGGTGCTTCTGCCTGAGGGGGAGCAGGCATTTGCTGGCCGATTTGGGCCATAACATTTTGCTGCTGCTCAACAGGAGCGGTGGGATAACCTTTGGTTTCCAGTTCACCTTCGCTCTCGTACACGGGGTACGGACCTTCAGGACCGAAGAACTTCAGGGTGTAATCGCTCAGAACATCAGGGTTCGTCAGAATCTCGTTATAGGCGAGGTTCTCCTGGTGCTCGTTGACGGCGAAATCGGCGTAACCTTTAATTGCGGTTGCGGCCCTGTTTCCCCACTGAACGGCCTCGTCCACCATCCCTTCGAGTTGGACGGCGTAGTTGTTCAGAAGAGCGGGAGCCTCGATCCCGAACGCGTCCATCACCTGACGGCTGTCTGCGCTCATCCCCACCAGGTCCGCCACCTGCTCCAAGGAGAGATTCGAGGAGGTTTGGGAAGAGTTGGGCGAGGATTCCTGGCTGGGAGACCAAGTCAGCGGAGCCGATTGTTGCGTAGCCGGGGCGCTCTGTTGTCCGTAGTTCGCCGGGGTAAATGCTGTCGGCGCTTGAGACGGTTGAGCCTGGAACGGGGATTGGACTGGTTGACTCAGCAGACCCACCACTTTGTTGAACGCCGATTCCCAGGGGCTGTTCTGCGTCTCCGGTTGGGATTGGGGGACGGACTGCGTAGGGGCTGATTGGTAGCTGGGGGCTGCCTGAGGTACCGCTTGGGGGTAGCTCGTACCCACCTGATAAGCCACTGGAGCCGCTGCCGGTGCCGGAGCTGCCGCCGGTGCTGCCGCCACGTAGCTGCTCGGAGCGACGGCTGACGGTACTTGGCTCGTCTGTGGGGTCGATTGGACGGTAGCGTCCTGCATAACTCATCTCCTTTTGTAAGGCTTCTAAGGTGCGATACAGATATGGGGTTAAATCCAATCGGGGATCCGCAGCCATCGGTAAATCCGGTGATTGCGGGTGAGGGGTCTGCATCATTCCCCCCACAAGGCGGGCAAATTGAGAGTAAGCACCCTGCAATTCGTTCACCATTCTGAATGGGAACCCCGATAGCATCGCGGCCCTTTCCTCATCCGTTTTTGAGGGGAAGAGGTATTTCAGTGCCTCAATGCTATCAACACCTAATTCTTGCAGATTTCGTACAACAATGGAGTTATTTAATACATCTTGGGTCGAATCTTCGTAAACAGGACCCATCCAACGCCATTGAATGGTGACATCACCATCAGGAATCAAACCAAAAACACCTGGCGGGATTTGTTGTGTTTCAAGGCAAGCCAACATCAACTGCTTGACCTGTTCTTCAAACATATCCATTGCTTGCTCATAAGCAGCAATGTCTTCAGCACCTGCAGTCTCTGGTAATTCAAGGGGCTTTTCTAAGCCTGCGGCAGCAGCAAGACTTTCGCGGAATAACTTTTCTTCCTGGAAAATAATCAGTTCAAGGCAACGACAGATTCCGTACGTGTAAATTGAACTGCTCTTTTTCTTGGATGTCGCGGCGACGCGCCCAAATAGGGATTTGTACTCAGTTGCAGTAACACCAGCAGAAATCGACAGCTCATCCACACCGCCAAGAGCAGTACGAATTTCTTCCCTATACTGTCGAGCGAAAGAGTTTTGGTCACCGGTAATCGCGTCAGGAACGATATAGCCAACACGGTCATTCGGTTCCAAGTTTGCAATTACTCGCGGTACTCGGATCTGACCATCTACTCCACGGGATACGGGATCTGATTTAAACCGAGATTGGCTTAAAGCACCGGGGCCAGAAAAACCTGAACTAGCTGCAATAGATGGACGCTGAACAACAGCATCTCCACCTGATTCCATTAAATCAGTTTTTGGTCTTGAAGAAAGTAGCGTAGGATTCCCAAAGAAGGTTACGTTCTTCCGCATTGTGCGGATCATGTCGTCATGCGTACAAATATGATTTGCTAGCGCATCAAACTCACCGACACCTTCTGCAGAAAAGCCTTTAGCGTTGTTGAAAATCTCAACGCAAGGAATGAATCCAAGTGAATTTTTAAATGTTTTAGTCTTGCCTTGTATGGCCTGGTAATTAGTATCGAATGAAATTTCACCTTCTGAGTGGGTTTCTTCGATAGTTTTACGTTTAATAGACAGACGAATATAACGCTTGACGCCACCACGGCCCATACCTGCTGGACCAGAAATCGTGTCAGACTCAATGTCCTGCTGGTAACCAAGTCCTTGGCGGACTTTATAGCTGTAGATGATAACCACTTCATCTAACTCACCGTCGATGTTGTAGAAACTGCGGTATTCGTGACGACGGAAATAATAAAGACGATAGTTGTTTTGTGTAGGACGGATGTAGAACATCCCTTGTCCATCACACAAGAAGTAGTCCCAGACAGAATCCAGGCGTGTATCCAGCTGATTGTATTTGATTACACGGTCAACAAAATCTTTGCGCTGGCTTCCAAAGTTATCTTGTGCAGGAAAAAACTCGACACCCTGCCGGATGCCGAACAGTTTCATCTGGGCTAAGTGAGACGCAACGATACCCGTATCAATATGGGAACCCCCATCCTTATCGAGATAGGAATCAATAATTTCTTTGAGTCTGGCTTTTGCGTCTACAGCCATCCAACTATTTTCCTATTTATCTTTATTGATCTTAGCAGTCTTCGCCTGCTTCTTTAATTCAAGCCACATCTTGAAGTAGAGAATCTCAGCACGACTATAAAGGTGCGCATTCTTGATGGCTTTTTTTACAAGCTTTTTACTTTTTCTTTTGATCTTTGTAGCGGCGGGCTGCACGTCCTGCTTTTTTTGCTTTTTCTGTGTTGGAAACGAACTGCTTCCCCTTGCGGCTTCCGGCTCGTTTTTTGGCATCGGTTTCCTCCCTTTCTTCTTTGGATAAAGACGCCCATGCCTTTTCAGGCAAGTAGCGTTTAGTAGAACCGTCTTTTTGAATTGCTTTGTCTGCCACTTCAAACCTCCAGTTCTAGGCACTCAGGCCAGGTTTTACTTTTAAAGAAATAGTGTAAGTCAAGTCTTTCTTCCTGGTTCTCAGGCTTTGCAAAAAAAGGATCTGCGTACAGGCGTTTAATTGCTCCGTGGTACTGAGAGCAACTAAGTGACCATGCAAGTAGAACCGGTGTAATCATTGGTTACCCATGACGTACTTTGCAAACTTGTCTGCACCAATTAACATTCCTCCTGGTC